TTACCAATCCATGTTGCTCAGCGAGTTCATGGCATCCGCGGCCAAACGCCAACGCTCAACGCCCTTTGTGTAGACCTCAGATGTCTTTGCTTGGGTGTGTCCGTGGATAGACATAATTTGATATTGGCTTGCCCCTTCTTGGGCCAACAAATTGCCGGTGGCCTTCCTAATCCCGTGACTTGATAGGTGGTGAAGTCCGGCATTGTCGCACCATTTTCTGAATCGGTTTCGCAAACCCTCAGGAGATTGAAAGGGCTTGCCGTACTCAGTCAGCAGGTAGGTAGGGCCTTGGATTTTCATGGAACGAGTTGCGGTCAAAAGAGGTGGCAACATTGGGATTTCGACATAGGCTGATCCCTTCTTCGTCGGTTGCCAGCCAAGCCCCTTTATTCCGTTTCTTTCAAACTCATTGCTTCGTCCAAGAAGAATTGCATCACTGATCCGGCAGGCCGTGAACATGAATAGGGTAAGGCACAGATGCGCCATTGTTCCCGGTTCATGATGCTCACGGTATTTTTTAAGATCAGCAACGGTCCACGGCTTTGCGCCACCTTTCCCCTTGTTGATCTTTCCGACTCCGATTGCCGGATTGACCTGCGCATGGTTCCGCTCAATTGCCCAGGCGTATAATGAGCGAACCGCCTTTATGAAGTTGTCGGCGGAACCCGGCGTGTCGGCCATGTCGTCACGAATTTGTAACAACTGGTCTTGGGGCATTGCCAAGGAATATTCTTCATAGGGCTTGAGCAATTTGAACTTGGACCGGCGTTGAACAAGTGTGGCTTGTGAATAAAGTCCTTTGCCAACCTGATCCTCTAGCCACTCCGTATAGGAGGAAATCAACCAACCAAGTGAACCTTTGATCTTGGTGTCGATCGGCTTTGCCTCCGGGGGAATTTCAATTCCTCTTCGTGCGGCCTTGTAATGCTCGGAAAAGTCCTTGTGGTCCGGGCCAATGTGAAGCGTGACGCGCCTTGTTGGTTTTCCCTCGACGCGGACACGAAAGCGGTAGTTCCCCGAAGGGAGCTTTTCTTTGATTAGCCCTGGGTAATTGACTTTCAATTCTTGGTCCCCGGCCACTGTTTGGGGCCTAATCCTGTGTTTGTTTCCGGTCCACTGTCAATTCTGGTGAATACCAAGCGCACTTCGCTCGGGCTCATGATGCATTCGCGCACGGTCAGGCCTTCGCCTTTGGCGGCCTTTATGGCGCGGCGCATATCCGCTTCGGTAACTGCTGCGCGTTTTGCCATCAACTTGCCTCCCTGATTTCATCTTCTGATACCGGAACACGGAAGTTCTCGGCGTTGCGTTCGTCCGTGGGGTGAAGCTCTGGTACAGGATGGGGGCGGGCCGTGTAGCCCTTTGCACCTGCCTTGACCAACAAGGCGATGGCATTGGCGCGGCGCTGGCCGGTCATGAAAGCCACATCGTCAAAGATGATTTCAAAAGCCTTGATGATCTCCTGCAGGCCGATTTTGAAGCCGTTTCCGAGGCGGTACAAAACCCGGTAATCCTCGACACATTCCCTCAAGCTTTGTTCCTCGATCGGCGTCAGGATGTTGCCTTCAATCGCGTTCTGCAGGGCTGAGATTTTGTGATAGGGGCGCATTCGCTATCTGACCTTCTGTGCCTCAGAAATGATCTTCCTGCCCACCTCGATGTTCCCTGAATTAGCGTAGAGCTGTGTTGCCACTTCCAGCGGGTCGATGCCGACGCCTTGCCAAAAGGCTTGCTCGTTTCCGCCATGCTGCAGCCGGTGTTCTTCTGGTGTCATGGGAACTGTCCAGGCATCATCGGGCTTGCGGCCCATTGGTGTGCGGCGCTTGCGGTGCTTCGGATCGCCATAGCGGACATGGCAGGCTTCACAGCCATAGGCACCAGACACAAGGCTTGGCAGTTTGCGGATATAGGCAAGGTGCGCTTCGTCTGTGATGCGGGCCTGTTTTTTTGAGCTCGGATCTACAGAAAACGCCGTGTCTTGGTGTGGGTTCAAAAAGCGGTAGGTCATCAGGCCGCTCTCCTGCTTTCCGCAAGCTTTGCCGCTGCCTCATAGTCCCAACGTTGCAGGCGAAACCCTCCCTTGGTGTCGTTCTCGTAAAGCATCCAGTCTGCCCATGCCTTGAGAGGGGCAGGCTTGAAACACACGGTCTCGCCGCGCTTGATGACGACCAACGTTTCCGGGTCATGCCCGACTTCCTGCAGCTTGCGAGCCAATGGCCGGATACTGCTCCCCTTGGTCTTGGTGATGCTGTGTTCGCCACATGTTGCGGTCTGCTGTGCGCCGTTGCCGGTCAAGGTGATGGTCAGGGTCATGCCGCTTGCTCCATTCCCTCAATCAATCCCTTGGTGCAAAGGGTCTCGTAGAGAACGCGGCAAGCGTCTGCCCTAGCGTGCGGGTCTGCCGGATCAATCCCGCTCTCTGGTGCAATTGCTGTGAGCGCTTCTTGCATCGTTGGCGGAACATAAGCGCCGTTCTCGTCCTGCTTGCCGATGATGATGCTGCAATGATCAACAAGGCTGGTGAGCGTGAGCAGCGGGCGAATGTGTTCTGCAGGATTGCCGCCATGACGCAGCAACGCGGAACGAATAACGTTCAAGTCAAAGTCCAGATCCCAAGCGACCACGCGGGAAGACAAGCTTAGGGCGTTGGTCAGCCATGCCAGCGCGATCCGTTCCGGTAATCCGCGGCTGTTTGCAATCCGGCTGGTGATGCCGTGAGACTTTTCCGCCGTTGCCGAAACGCTGCTTTCTTCCTGGCGGATATAGCTCCGGTACTCCGCAAAGGTTCCGTTTGCATCCCATTGAACAATTCCAAGGGCGACCGGGCGGGGGTGCTGCGGGTCATCCATCGACAACCCGCGATTTACACCCGTTGCCGCCACATTGAGGGCAAGGGTGATCATGCCGCACCTCCAAGCTCTTGAATGCGGTTCTGGCGCAAGGTCTTCGCTTCGCCCTTCAATTCCTTGGAGAGGGCGTTGATTGCCGCGCTGTAAGCGGTGTTGAGATTGTTGACCTCTTCAACCGTCTGGCACTTCACCAGCGCGGCCTTGTAAGCGGCCAGCGGGTCGGCATGCTCCTGCAGATGTTGTTCTGCCAGTGTGCCTTCAATCTGCTGGCTTTCATCCCATTGCCTTTGCGCCTCTTCCTGCTGCAAAGGGGTGTCACCAGAAGGCGCGGCGTCAAAACCTGACCCTTCATGCCCCTGTTCCGCTTCTGGCTGTTCTGCCGTTGCCTGTGCGGTGGTGGTGTGAACGTGGTCGAGGTCGAAACCTTCGGCCTGTTCCGGCGCGATTGTCTGCTCGGCGCGTTTGGCGGCCATGCGATCGGCAAGGGGAACGGCTTGCGGCGTGATATCCGTCATGCGCTCGTATTCGTCGGGCTCCATGATGCCGGAAAAGCCAAAGGCATAACGGGCGCACTGGATAGCCGACTTGTGCCGTAGCATACGTGCCGGCCATTTCTTCCAAGGCTCGGTGGGCCGGAAACATTCGGCCATGTACTCGGTGACGGAAATCGGGCGGTTGCGGTCCTTGCGATAAATCCGGCACGTAACAGAGGACAGTTTGCCGTCTCCGTCGAACTGGTCTTCGAACTCCATCCCGTCAAATTCGGGGTGGGAGTTGATCAGCTTCATCCAGCCATCAATGGATACGATCGGCGTAATGCCACCACGATCAGGAAACGCATAGATTTCCTTTGTCAGGGGGTTCAGATCGTATTCCTTGGCGACCATCAGGAACGCGGCAAACTGCTCGTTAGAGCAATCCCCCTTGATCACGGAAGCCTTGATTGCGCCTATGAAAGCAGCGGGTTCCATGTCGTACCGGGCGGCCATGGAGTTGACCAAAGACGGCCTTTGAATTGTTGCTACCTGGTTCATTCGGTCCCCCTGATTGCTTTGTTTAGTGCGATGCGAAGTTCACGAAGCTGACCAACTCCCATAGGGGCATTCTCTGTGTTGTCGCCCATGGCCGCCGCATATCCTCGATGCCAGCAAAGAAGGTCTGACAAGGCCCAACTCAATTCATCAGCTTCGGACTTCAACAAGCGGAGTTCGACTACAGGGTCGCCTACCTCTGCAAAGTCTGGATCGGTAAGGGGCCTGCTCATGCAGCTTGCTCCAATTGGGGTGTTTTCAGATCGGCCTCGATCACTTCCCGCGCATAGTCGTTGATGCGCACGGGGCGGCCTTCATAGGGTCTTGCCCCCGGCCAGATGCCGGACTTCCTGCAGGTGTGGATGGTGTCGAGGCCGTGACGGATCAGGGCTTCACCAAGGTCAAGGTCATCTTCTGAAAGCTCGATAACCTGAGTGTCTGGCGTGTCGCCGGTGCAAACGTAGACATTGGCGAAGGTCTCGAAGGGCAATCCAAGTTCACGGCAGGCCATGCGGACGCCCGCGCCCTGGATGAAATACCCGTTGTCCTTCAACTGCCTTTGGATGAAGCGTTCATCCATGGAAGAGGTCGTTTTCAGGTCTGCCCAAAAGCCATCTAGGGCCTCATTGTCAGGGCGTGACTTGAACCACAGGCCGGTTGCCGCGTCCTTGATAAACAGGGAACGTTCAACGGAACCATTCAGGATGCCTTGCTGAACAAGCGGGTGCCCTGCTGCATCCTCGGCAATGCGGCGGATCTTCTCGATTTGATCATTGGTGACAATGACCTTGCCGCCTTGATCCTGCACCCAAGCCTTGCAGTAGTTCGCGTTGTTGTTCCACGATTTCACTTCACCGCTCTTTGCATCCGGGTATGTTTCCGGTTGAACTGCGAAGCCATCCGAAAACACCTCGTCGCCCAAAAGAAGGGCATGCACAGCCTTGCCGAGGTTTAACGCCGTGGTGGTCTTCGGCTCGATCCGGTTCGGGTTTTGCGCCCACTGATGCCAAAATGCCTTTGGGCTTCCACCAAGGGACGGGAACAGGTTTTTCAAGGATGACTTTGACACGCTCGGGGCGTCCAGTAGGTCAAGCTTGTTGTGGTAGAGCTCAAGCGGGATGCCGGTATAGACACCCGGTTCCGTGATGGTTCCACCGTCCCATTGAATAGCTTGGGTCATGGGTTCAATTCCTACTTTGCCTGTTGCGCGTCTCCACACGGGAGAAGCGGAAAAGACGGCCAGCGAACCGGCCAAGTTGAGGGAGGTAACGGGTGCCCGGTGGAGCGGAGGAGAAACCCCACCGGGCTTGCGCGGCTTGGGAGGAGGAAAGCCGCTTAACTCAGTGCTTGAAGGCGTTCACAACAATGGTGACGAAGAGGCCAACAAGCGCGGACGCAACGGCGCGGAAACCAAATTGAAGAACGGCGCCTTCTGCCCTGTCTTCCGGGTAATCCTTGCGCTCGGGCACATACGGGTAGCGCATGGTCATTGGGCCGGTCCTATTTCAAAATCCACAAGGCCATGGAGACGGGCCAACTTCATTGCTTCCCGCTCTCCACTGACGGGCCAAAAAGTGCCCGTCTTGATGCAGGTGAGGAAAAGCGGGGCGGTCATGCAGCCACCTCTTCATTGTGCAGATGGGTCAGGATTTCATCGCGGCGCTGCTCAACGGCGGCCATGATCTCGGCATGGAACAAATCGGTTGCCGGAACCTCGCGCCAGTAGATGCGGGAAGCCTTGCCGTCTTCAACGCGGATCTGCAGGCGGTCACTGCGGAGAACGTCACGTTCCCCAAACTTGTTATCGGCGGAAACGGTCGCGATGTAGAGATAAACGCCGTTCAGGTCGAAGTCTTCGCGGCCCGTCAGAGTGGCATCAACACCAAGATCAAGCTCTCCGATGTGGTGAGAAGCGCATTCAAGTTCCAAGGTAAATTCAAACATTGCCGTTCCTCCAAAACGCTGGCGAAAGATCTGGTCAAACCGTCTTCGTTTCGCTCTCGATGATTGAAAAATACCGATGTGGTATATTTTAGTCAAGACCAAAATGGTATTGACGTCAAAAAAAATACCGATATGGTTTGCAGTGCTCGCCTGTTGGTGAGCGCTGACAGGGCTGCGTATCCCGAAAGGGACCGCCTGCCGGTCTTCTGGTAGCTTCGGGTTCTAGCCCGCCTTCTGGGGGATTTGGTTCGTAGGGTGCAGTGGTGGCCGTTCCTGTCGGTGAGCCGAAGGCCTGGGACTGCTAGAGAGTTCTCTCGTGCTCACTCACGGGGGAGGGGCATGCAACGGCAAAGGGTATCCGATCCCCTGCATGTGATGGCTACCTGAGCCAATAAAAACGGATCATGACCCGCTCGGGCAATGCCTCGTCATATGGGGTAGCGGTGATGCGTATTGGAAACCTCGTGAAAGTCCCTCTTGGGAGAGAGCCAATAGCAGTATCCTTTGGGTTCTTGTGGCCCTTAAGGGGATACTGCGTTTGTTTCCTGATCTTGAACCCTTTGGGAGAGTATTAAATGACTTATCTGGTTCTTTTGATAATGAGATCAAATATACTTCTGCACTGATGGTGCAAATCTTGTTTTGCGTGGATAGAATGTATCTCAATATCTAATGTTGTTTTGGGGCGTATGCGAGAAAGTATATTGTTTGCTCTGCTTAGTCGGTTGAATTCATATTCATCAATATCTAGGTTTATTAGTCTATCCAGATTATTTATCTCAGTTTGAAAGTAATCATCAATAGCGGAGTTGTTGAGTTGGGCTGCGGACAGTGAAATCAAGCGAAGCCGATCCAGTGTTATTGTGCGAAAATAGTTTAAGTTTCCGTTGTAAGAAGAGGGGTCGTGTTCAATATTGATCCTATTGAAGTTATCGTTGTGCTGGATGACATTATCACGAATGCACCAAAATAAATTATTTCTCTCTATGTCAGTAAGTGGTTTAAACGAGAAATCAATTGCTAGTTCGATAGGTAAATCCCGATTATTTAATCTTCCCGTTGCCATCAGATCAGCAACATTCTTTAAACACTTAACATATTCTGTATAAACTGGACTGCCATCGAAGCATGTTGGTGGTGCGGGTTCTGTGGATTGATCGTATTGATGTGCATACTTACGGATAGTGAAAATGGCTATCTTTTCTGCTGCGAATACGTCCTCAAGTTCTTCTGTGCACACTACGCGGTTAAATCCACGTTTCTTGCAGATCTCTAGGCTTCTTTGAATCGCTCCTTCTCGAAGGCGAACATAAGCCTCGGCTACTTCGTTTTGGGTGGGGCCGATTGCTGAGGAAATAGTAGGAATGAAAATCAAAAAGATTGCCGCAAGTACTTGTCTCATAACATATTAATCACGCATATCACTTTTGCTATTACCCGAACTTCGGTGGTGTCGTTATCGTGATCGTTGTAGATCACGGGTTCCTGAAACCGAGGATCTGTTGATTCTGGTCGGAGTTCAATGGAGCCGTTCTTGCGTACCGCGCGCTTCGCCGTTCGCTCGATCGTCAGGCCGCCATCGCGGGAGCGCTCGACAATAACGATATCGTTGTTTTTCAGATCAATACCGGCCTGCATGTAGTCGACGCAAAGAACCAAGTCACCATCCTGGGCGATCTTGTTCATGCTCTCGCCCTTGATCCGCAAAAGATATTGATAGGGAAGAGGAAAGCGCTTGTCCCCGCCGACAATCATCGATTGTTCCGGCTCCGCACCTTCGAAAAGATCGGCCTCAAGCCAATGGCCCGCGGCAACTTCGCCTTGAATGAGTAACGGTTGGGGGCTGCTTAGGCTCGAAAATACATTGATCTCGGTGTCACCTGCAGCGTTGGTCTTGTGCCCTTGGTTGTCTGTGCCTGACTGATCATCTGGAAAAAGCAAATGAGCAGGTTCAATGCCAAGGTGGGGGGCAAGGCGTTTGGCCCAATCAGGCGTAAGCTGGCGTTCGCCGGTTTCCAGGCGACGAATTTGCGGTTGGGAAGTCCCAATCAGATCCGCAAGGCCTGCTTGTGTCAGGCCTTTTGCCAAGCGTTTTTCCTTTAAGATGCTCATACCACATTGGTAATACGCTCTCAGATCGATATCCAAATCCAATATGGTATTTTTATCTTGCATAATTATACCTATTTGGTATTTTCTTGATATGAAACTCTCTGACTATCTGGCGACCGAAGGACAGTCGCACGCGCAGTTTGGTGAACGCGTTGGCGTTTCTCAGGCTGCCATCAACCGATATGCCAACGGCGAGCGCATCCCTCGGGCGGAAATCATGGCCAAGATCGAAGAGGTGACCGGTGGTCAGGTCACCGCGGTAGATCACTACGCAGCTAAGTCAGAAGCCGCTGCAACCAAGGCCACTTCACATTCCCAAGCCGCCTAGAACGGCAAGGCATCGTCACGGGCCTCAACGGTCCGGGGCTCGGGGCCGGTTGGTTTCAAATCCTGGCTCCAAACCAATTTGATCCGGCGCTTTCTCAAACGCTCTCCAAGGCTATCAGCGCGCCGGGTGCCACAGGCCACCAGCTTGAGAACGTGGGTTTCGGTTTGGGGTGTCTGTCTGTTGCTCATGAATTTGAAATGAGCGTTGCGTTTTCGCGTTTCACGGTTGAACCACTGGAAAGCTTGCAACCATGTCAATGAATTACCTGCCGCGTGATGAATATGACCGGCTTTCGATTGCCTCCAAGGATCTGGTGAAGAAGGTTGGCGGCGAGGCGAGGGCGCTTGAAATCACCGGCTACAAGCAGGCCACGCAGATCAGCCGTTGCACCACGATTGACGGTCTGGACCGTCGCTTTTTCCCGATCAAGGCGGTTGCCGAACTTGAGGCCGATGTTGTCGAGAGTGGGGCCATTCCTCCGGTCACTGCGGTTTTGGCTGCAATGGCCGGTTTTGATCTGGTGCGCCGGGAACGGTGCAAAGGCGATGTGTGTGCGCTTTCCTCGCTTGGTTTGATGATGAAGGCGGTTGGAGAGGCAACGGCCTCTGTGACCGACGCCTATGCGGATGGAAAGCTGACCGCAAAGGAAAAGGCCGATAGCCTCGCTCGCCTGCTGGCTTTGGCCGATCAGGTTTCCCGCACGATTGCGATCTTGCGCGGTGAACAAGTCTCCCCTGAAAACGAAGAGGATATCTGACCCATGGAACCGGGACACAACACCCGCGCCAATGACGCGGTTTTGGCATTTCGTCTGACCTCCCTGCAGAAGGCGCAAGAGGACAAGGCCAGTCAGGACGGTAAATACAGTTCGGCCATTGCCAAGCTTTCCGCCAAGGGCTTCAACACCGACGCGGCAAAGGAAGCCCTGAAAATCCATAAGGCAGGCAATGCGGCTGAAAAGGTCGCCTACCTGCAGGATCTTGCCAACTTCCTCCGCATTCTCGGAACGCCGCTTGAAAGCGATCAACCGGACCTCTTTGCAAAGCAGTCGAACAAGATGACGCCGGAAGAACGCGCCCGCGAGGATGGTTTTGGCGCGGGTATCCTCGGCCTTGGTCAGGACAAGAACCCGCACAGCGTTGAAACGGCCAATGGTCAGGCATGGCTCAAGGCTTGGCATGATGGCTGTCAGGAACGCCAGAAGGTCGCCCAGGCGGAAGCCGTCGAAGCTGAGACCGAAGAGGCGGAAACCTCCCAAGACAATGAAGAGCAAATCGATATCGAGGATGCGGCCTGACGCTGCGCCTTGATGCCGGGTCAGTGCGGCGGCTGATCCGGCTTCACCCTTCCAGAACAACAAGCGGGGTCAGTCATGCGTGGCAAGCCGGGTAAGTTGATCGATCTTACAGGAAAGAGATTTGAACGCCTCACGGTGATCGATCGAGACATTAGCAGGAACAAAGGATCTTCCTTTTGGAACTGCATCTGTGATTGCGGTGAAAAACGCTCTGTTTCATCCCAAAAACTGCGTAGTGGACATACGAAGTCGTGCGGATGCTTGAAAGATGAGAAAGCAAAGATACGGCTGACTGTGCATGGGCTGACCGTATCTAACAAGCGCCGCGACGAACTGAATATCTACTGCAAGATGAAGAAGCGTTGCTATGACGTTTCCGACCCTGCTTACGATAGGTACGGCGGGCGCGGGATTGCCGTTTGTTCTCGCTGGTTAAACGGGGAACGCGGAGAGACCGGATTTGCCTGCTTTATGGCCGATATGGGGCCGCGCCCCTCCCGTTCCTACAGCATTGATCGAAAAGACAATGGAGGCCCATATTGTCCAGAAAACTGCCATTGGGCTACCGCTGAACAGCAAGCACGGAATACACGGACCTATCGCCGCGTTTCATACGGTGGTCGGACTATGGGTATTCACGATGCCTGCAGGGTAGCGGGTATCCCCTACGCCAATGTTCGCTCCCGCCTCAGTAAGGGATGGACTGTCGAGAGGGCTCTTTCGCAGCCTCTTGGCGTGAGGAGGGGAGCATGAGGGTAGCTGGCTTGGACATCGCAACGCGTTCCGGGTGGTGCATAGCCACGGGAAGCACCTACCAAACCGGCCTGTTTGATGCCTCCAAGGTGGGCAAGCGCAAGGTCTCTTGTGACGCCGAGCGCAACCATAATTTTCGGCAATGGCTTCGAACCCTGCTGATCACGAATGAGGTTCAGCATGTGGCGATAGAACGCCGCGCCGTCTCGAACATGAAGAAGAAGGTCAGGGACGAACTGACCGGGAACATGGTTGAGCGTGTGGTGACCAATGACGCCACGGCGGCAACACTGGCCTACCTCAATAACTGCGCTCAGGAAGTATGCTTTGCGCTGAATATCCGGTTTGAAATCGTGGCGGTCCAGTCGTGGCGTAAGGACTTCCTTGGAGGGCAAAAGCCGGGGCCGGGGGAAGACTGGAAGGACGTAGCAAAGCGCGTCTGCCAGATGATGCAGATCGAGGCGCGTTCAAAGGATGCGGCGGAAGCTGCAGGCATTGCCTTCTGGCTTCAAACCCAACTGAAATTGCAGCGGGCCCATAGCGGCGCCGGTCCTCTGTTTGGAGAGGCGGCATGACGTATATGCTCGGATTGATCCCCCTTGTGCTGGCCCTTGTCCTGATCGTCGCCGTGGTGATTGTCGATCGTCGGCAGGAAAAGAAGAAGACCAAGCACACCGGCCATTGGGGGGGCGTATGAACGACCTCAATCAAGCTTGGGCCGATTTCAAGGCACGGGCGAATGAAGTTTCGCTTCTGGATGCTGCAAAGGGCTGCGGTGCAACGCTGAAACGAGCCGGGGGCGGGGAATATGTCGGGCCTTGCCCTTGCTGCGGTGGACGGGACCGCTTTGCGGTAAACGAGACAAAGAACAAATGGGTTTGTCGCGGTGCAGGTGGTGGCGGTGATCCGATCGGCCTTGTCATGCACTGCATGGGCCTTGATTACACAGGGGCCTGTGAACACCTCACGGGGGACGAACCACCAACCGGCAAGCGCGAATATTCCGAAGAAGACAAGAAGCGGTTTGCCCAACGCAAGGCACAAGCCGAACAGCGCGACCGGGAACGGCAGGAAGAAGAGGCAAGGGACGAACAGGCCCGCCTTGATATTGCAAAAGAGCTTTGGGGCGAAGCTCGCCAGATCACCGGAACGCTGGCCGAACGGTATCTGTTTTCACGGGTGAAGGGGCTGGAAGCAAAGGGGACGTTGCCCGATGTGCTCAGATTTCACCCGAACGCCTTCCTTGCCAAAGGACAATATCACCCGGCTTTACTCGCTCGTGTCGACAACGACAACGGCGAACAAGTCGGAACCTGGCGGATCTTCCTCGACGCACAAGGAAACGCCCTCAAGGACGCGGACGGCTCAAAGATCAAGCGCGGATTGGGGCCTTGTGGGGGCGGCGCTGTTCGTCTGTTTGCTCCTGAAACTGACGGTCATATTGCTGTCTGCGAAGGTATAGAAACAGCCTTTGGGGTCCGCATGCTCTCGGGTCTCCCGGTCTGGTCCTGCAGAACGGCAAACGGGCTCTCTTCTTTCCATCCCCCCTTTGAAATTCAACGGGTCTCGATCTTCCCCGATGGGGACCGGTTCAATTGGCAACCGGACAAGGGCAGGTGGCTGGATCCGACCGGGATGCGCGAAGCCCTGAAACTGGCCGAACGGCTCAAGGCAGAAGGGATTGAAGTCCTCCTTCAACCCGCACCAGCCCCCGGAAAAGACTTCCTCGACCTCTGGAACAGTTACTTCGAACGCATGGAGTTGGTGGCGTGAATAATAGTGCCTTACCTTCAGTTTGGTGTGAGTTCTTCATTGCAGTGTTTGAGTTCTTTCAGAACAATATTTGCAAGAATTTTTGTTTCAGAAAGTTTATCTACGTATCTGGAGCTTTGTTGCTCTATGGTTTCACAAAGGGTATCGAATGCCGTAGGAAAGTCGGCGGCGGGACCTATGCTTCGGTCTACAAAATCTTCCAGCAATTGTTGCGTCACAGAAACCGCCGATCTAAAGCTAGCTTCTGCTTTTGTGTCGTTAAGGATGTGGTTCAAAGATGCAAGGGGAATTCTCCGAATGGTTTCTTTGCAGGCTTCAAAATCAGAAGGTTGGATTTCTGCGAAGGCTTTGCGGATGTTCTGCAAGGTGTTCAGCGCGCCTATTACAGCAGTGAGCCGATCCGCTTCGTTGATCAGATTGTTCTGCATACGCAGCAGCTCAGTTTGCCTAATGTGCAACTGCTGCAATCTAATTTGCCTTTGAATGGCTGTGAATGCAGTCCAAGCTCCAACAAGCGCAGCAAGGCCACCGAACCATCCACTCAGCGCACCAATCCAACGGGTCAGGCACTGATTGACCGATTCTCCGGTGCCAAGAACACCGGTCATCGTGCAGCCATTGTCGACCAGCATCCAAAAAACAATCAACGAAACAAAACCGCTGACGACAAATGCCAGCCAAATAGAATTCTTTTTCATGCGCGGATTTCTACCACTCCTTTCGTTCATAGGGGAGTCCTTGCATGACCTTCCGATTTCCCAATATCCCCGACCGCGAAGCCGAACTTTTGGGCCTTGTCCTGAACAACCCGGTTTCCATTCATCAGGTTGTCGACCGTGTGCCGGAAACGGCCTTTCACAATGACCTGACGCGGACCATCTGGCGTGAAATGCTGGCGCTAACCCGATCGGGAACCAAGATTTCAATCCCGATGCTGCGGGAGAAGGTAAAGGCCGATCCTGCACGGTTTGGAATACCGGACCTTGCAACGTTCCTGATGACTTGCTGCGACCGGGTAGACGGTGATGTGAGCCTTGACGATCTGGCCGAGGTTATGGCGGATCATGCCGCGCTTGATAGCGTGCAAAGCATCCTCAAGGACGCGCAAGAGAAGATCGCCAAGGGGCAGAGTACCGGCGCTGATCTGGCGCTCTCCTTGAAAGCCTCCTTGGACAGGATTTTGACGTTTTCGGTCCGCTCCGAGAATGTGACTTTGGCAGAGGCGGCGCTCGCATACGCAAATGAAGCGTCCAATGCGTTCCAAACCGGGGCTCAAATCGGGATGGATTGGGGGCTCAAGCCGATCGACCGGATTGCGGGAACCTTCATTGACGGTGATTTCATTGTCTTGGGTGGGCCTTCCTATCACGGCAAGTCTGTACTGGCCCATCAGATCATCATGCACATAGCCAGCCGTCGCCCGGTTCTGCAGATCCAGCCGGAAATGAAGCCGGAAATGATCGCAGGTCGGGAACTGGTAACGAGAACCGGCGTTTCCTCAAAGGCGGTGCGCGCCGGAGAGGTGACGCAGGCGGATATTGAAAAGATCCTGCTGGCGGCCAAGAGGCTTGAAGGCTTGCCTTATGAGGTCTGCCATACCGGTGACATGCGGGTGTCAAAGATCCGCTCCCGCATTGAAAGCTTCAAGCATCGATATGGTGATTGCGGCTTGGTGGTGGTCGACACGATCAAGCACGTTGACCCCGAGGATAAATCCTGCCGCGGCCTGATCGACCGTGTGCAGGCATCGGCGCACAAGCTCTACAGGATCACCAAGGATCTCAATGTCACGATGATGGTCCTCGCCCAGGTCAAAGAGGAATTCTACAAGCGGTCTGACGTGATGTTCCACACCAATGACCTCTTTGGTGGCGGTGAACTCGGGCAATTGGCCGACATAGTTCTGCTCATGCAGCAACCGGCCCAAAAGATGGAAAGTCTCTCCGGCCGGGATGACCGGGAACAGGCGAAACTCGACAAGATCATCAACGACTGGAAGGGGCTCGCCCAAATCAAATGCACCAAGGCGCGCAATGGCCGCATGGGAGAAAAGAAACTGCGGTTCAATCCCGATCGCGTCCGCTTCGAAGACCCCGAGGACGAACAGGAGGTCATGCTGTGAAAGAGCTGCAAGAACAGATCGAGGAAGCGCGGCGCATGGTGAAGATCAACCAGTCCAAGGCGGCCAAGAGTGGGGCAACGATCGAGGACGAATTGAACTACGAGAAATCCCGCAACTGGCTCCTGTCCCTTGAACTGCGGGTCTGGAAAGGCATCGCCACGCTGCAAAGGAAACTTGGAAAAGGGCAACAGCCGGCACAAGCAGCAAAGCCCAAGCCAATGACCCCAAAGGAACGTGCAGAAGCGGCCTTTGCACAATTGCAGAAGGAGGGCGCGTGATGGATTGCCCGAGATGTAGTGCTGCAACTTCTGTGAAGGACAGCAGGCCATCGGCCAACCTGATCCGCCGTCGCCGGGTGTGTGGTTCCTGTGGCCACCGGTTCACGACTTACGAGGGCGCGGAAGCTGACAGACTGTCGACACGAACAGCACGGCAGACGCGGGAGAAAATAGGCGCTCTCAGCAAAACATTGTCTGCGATCCAAGACGAATTGCGCATCCTGCAAAACAGCGTGAAAGGATTGGGTGAATGACTTCGGGCGGCCACGTTGACAGGATCGCCGGGGAATTCGGCGTTCACTTCATCGACCACACCAAGCGAGTGAAAGGGCGCCACCAGTCAAAGGCACGGCGCACCTGTCAAACGCTTCTCAAGAATTACGGGCCCGAGCATCTACGTCTGGTGTTCGGCCTGATCAACACAACAAGGAACCGGGGCAATTGGGTGTCTCAGGTTTTCACGGCGGTTTCCTGGCTGATCCTGAACAGGCCGGAGCTGGTGGAGCGGTCGGATTTCCTGACCCTCTTTGATCAACTCGACCTCGATGCGCTTCTTGCCAGTGCAAAGCGGGCGAACAGGGACGCGCCAACGGTCACGATGACGGTTCTGCTCTCCTACAAAATGGACGAGCTGACGGAAGCAACACGAAAGGAGAAAGCAGCGTGAGGATATTGATTGCGGTTTGCATGCTCGGGCTTGGAATAGCCTTTGCCGGTGCACAGGAGATCACAGGAACGGTTTCCCGCGTGATTGACGGCGACACCCTTCAAATCAATGAGCTGCGCGTCAGGCTGTGCGGCATTGATGCGCCCGAGGATCACAATCCGGGGGCTGCAGAAGCACTTGAGTACCTTGAGCAACTGGCAAGGGGCAAAGAGGCAAGGTGTGTGGTGGTGGGCGGTGGAACGCCCTGTGATACCCGATCGCCGGTTATCAGTTCAAAGCGTGTGGTCGCCCAATGCTTTGTTGGTGAGCTGGATCTGGCCGCGGATCTTGTCGCCAAGGGCCACGCCTGCGATTGGCCGAAGTTCTCCGGCTATCACTATGCAGACAAGACCATGTGCACGGCGAAGTGAAAACCGTGTCTTAAGTGATTACATATCTTCCGTTGATGATCTGGCTGGCTGAAAAAAGGCATTTGATATGGACGTTGTTTTGAATTGGTTTTCAGCAAACCCGAGCGACGGGATAACCGCGCTTGTCTCAATTTTTGCCCTCGTGATTTCCGCTTGGGCTCTACTGGTTGCCAAGTCAGCCAACAGGTTCAACGAGAATAGCCTTTTATCAGAGCGTAGAATTGCCGTTCGGAGCTGCTGTAACGAAGCAGAGATCATATTGCTAGGGTTCAACTCACAGGCGGAACGGGCCCAAAGAGCATGGTGGCAAAGCGCCGTTGAAACTGGTGGTGCACTGTCATTTTCCCCAACCGGTAAACACAACGAGTTGGAGGATCTAAAACAGAGGGCAAATGTACTCGCTGCCCGGGTCTTAGAAATTAAGTCTCGGCTTGATTGCGAAGATTTCCAATCCCTTGAGGCGTCAAAGAGCGAGATCGAGCGGGCGTTAAGTCAGGTCAAACAGCTATCTCAAAGCCTCTCTCTGCCAAAATAGGAGACACTAACTTGCTTCCTGATACACCCGAAGAAATCCTTGCCCGCCTTATCGAAGCCGTTGAAGTGGTCGCTGCCACAGGAAAGGGCGACGGTCCCCGCAATGTCCTCTCCACTTGGCCCGATCCTGAAATGGTGAGGAATGTAAGACGGCGGCGGCAATACTCCCCTCTGGAAATATCACGGGCCGAAGAGGCAATGACCTGGTGGCCTCTGGTCGAAGATGTGGAAGCGCGCCGAGCCTTGCAATTTGAGGTCATGTGTCAGGCCGGGGCGGGTAAATTCAGTCAGGTTTGCGAAAAATATGGCTGGAAACGCACAACGGTTATCAGTCGCAATCGCGTTGTTCTGAAAAAGCTATCCGAAAAACTGTGTCTAGGCAGTGGGTTAAGACAATCGGGCATGGTTGCGGACTTCGACAAAACCGGCTTAAAACAAGCCTCATAAGGTTACCTTGAAGAAATGCGCCAAAAAAAACGGCGCTGCCTTCAAGAGACATGCGCCGGGAATTGCCAAGAACATGCGGCAAGGTTGATGGTCCAACACCCGGCAAGATATCTGATTTGGAGGGCTCGCGCAAAGCGGGCCTTTTTCACGTCATGCCGGTGGGCTGTTCCGCACGCCTCGCAAGCTAAATGGTAGAGTCTAACCCAGTCAAAAAGGATCGGGTATTTAACGAACTTAAGCTGAAAAATTCAAAGGCGTTTTAGTCGTCCGTCCATAATAGCAGTCGTCGCTATAGATGCGGCCTCTGGTGACGCGATCCATTCCATATTTTCCTTTGTGATATGTTGTTCGATGGATGCAAGAACCTCAGCTTTTTTCGAATATAGGCTGCGGTTAAGTTGAACAATGGTGTCTTTGTCCGAGAACGCTTGGTGAGGTATTATTGTTTCTAGGAAGCCCTGCCTACGAAGCCCGTAAAATGGACCGTACGCACCCAATGACTGTAACCGTCCTTTCGGTTGGTGGCAGACATGAAAAAGAACAATCAACTTTGCTTGGTCGAGAACTGGAATGAGAGATAGCAGCTCTTTAGCCCGCTTGCGGTTGTAGTAGGGCTCTTTTACCAAGGCCCAAAAGCGCACAAGCAGTGTCCACACCGCTTTAACAAATCCAACTAGAATAAAGCCGACACCAAAGACCATAAAAAAGATGGTTTGACCTGAGAGCTCAACAGCGGAAGGCCCTGCTAGAGTAATTGGTATCCCACTTCTTAGATTGTGCGCGATGTCGATCGCAAAAAATCCAGCTCCGGCTATCAATGATGTGAGTCCAAAAACGCCCGGCCTAGGTGGCGCTTTCTCCCAAAGTGTCGAAAGAAATGTTAACGCTGTTGTTGGTTCTGCCATGGAACTCTCAAAAATGAATTTGTAGGCGCTAGTCAAAAGGACTCGTCTTTTAGCTCAAATATTGCCCGCCTTACAGCACGTTTGGCGGGTTTTTCTATGGAGTTCATGAAATGCCTTCTGAGCAATCACAGGAAGCCGTGACTTTGATCGTCAAGGCCTATGAAGTGTCAGGACTGCCGCAACAGGCGTTCGGCTCTCTGCTCAAGGCCATTGCGCGGGATTTCGAGGCTGGCCGTGTTCATGAACCTGAAAGGGCGAACTGATGCCAGATCCTCAAGGCATCCTTGCCGGTGCGATGCGAACGCTGCAGCCGTACAAGGATGCGCCGAGAGAGGGGGAGTGGCTGGTTTGTGAAAACGGCCATGTGATCGCCCAATATATCCAGAAGGAAGCAACAGGCCTCAAGGATTGGGGCCGCTTTCTGGGCGGTTGCACTATCGACCACAAGAACGGAAGGCGCCGGATCACCTGCGGAATATGCGGGGGTGTCAGTCTGAACCAGTCAATTCACGGGTTTGTCTGCCGTGTGGTGCCTGACAAGGCGGTCAAGATGGCCGTGCAGGCTGTAGGGGCTTGAAGATCATGGACAAGGTTGTCTCTCTGAACGGTGGGCCGATCTCTCAACCCGGCGAACCTAACGCCCAATGCGTCGAGGCTCTGGAAAAGGCTCTCGAAATGGCGAGGGCAGGGGCAATAGATGGGGTGGCTATTGTGGGCCTCTACCCAGACAACTGCAGCGACTACCGGTTAGGCGGGCGCGTGGGTGGCTACACCATGCTTGGGGCGGCTCAAATGGTGGTGCAGGAATTGGCACTTGCCAATCTGGATGGGGAGTAAAAGGCATGCCAGCACCGAAGGGCAACAACTACGCTGCAAAGTGGCCGACCCCAAAAGAGCGGCAAGCAGCCTGCAAGGCGTTCTGTGACCATATCTCGCACGGGTTCTCCATCGAGAGTTTCCCTGACGCTTCCCGCAAGACAATCCGCTACTACGCCGAGCAATATCCCGAAGATTTTCCGCCCGAAAAGCTGGAAGAGGCCGCAAGACGTGGGCTGTTGTTCTGGGAAAAACTCGGGCAGCAAGGCGCACAAGGCAAGATTGACGGTTTCAACTCCGCCTCGTGGATCTTCAACATGAAGAACCGGGCAGGGTGGCGCGATCGCACCGACATCGATGCAAGGGGCATCTTCGGCACCCCGGACGATGCGCAAAAAATGGAGAAGCTGAAACCTCGCAGCACAGAGCAAATCGCCCTCGGTGTGATGGCAATCCTGACAGGTGAGAAAGCGGGCGACGATGGCAACGGCTCTGGAAGCTCTGATTGACAAGATCAACAGCATGGATGCCGCAAGCCGGGTTGCCTTGCAAAAGCAACTGGACGAAGCCGGGGTTCTCGACCAGTTCGAACATTGGGCGCCGCAACCCGGGCCGCAAACGGACGGATATTTCTGCGAAGCGGATCTGACCTACTACGGCGGGGCTGCAGGTGGGGGGAAAACCGACCTGATTGCGGGCCTGTCCCTCTTTGCACATCACAAGGTGGCGATATTTCGCGACAGTCTGAAAAGCTGCAAGGGCCTGATAGAGCGCATGAACGCCATCATGCGATCGGCAGGGATGGGGAAGATTGCAGGCAACCCGCCTCGTTGGGTGGCTCCTGATGAACGAATGATCGAGTTCGGACATTTGGGAGTGCCGGGGGCCGAAGAGGATTGGCAGGGGCGCGACCACGACCTGAAAGCCTTTGATGAAGCTGCGCAGATGGATCCGCGCAAGATTATCTTCGTGATGGGCTGGCTGCGATCGACAAGGGCAGGGCAACGATGCCGCGCCTTGCTGGCTTCTAACCCGCCGCTCAACGGTCAGGGTGATTTTCTGGTGGAATGGTTCGGCCCATGGCTCGACCCGCTGCACACGCTTTATGGATCGGTGAAACCGGGTGAATTGCTCTGGGCGGTCTTCATCGATGACGGTGACGCAATCCGATCGGTGTGGGTGGATGGGCCTGAACCTGTGGAGATTGACGGGGAAGTCAGGACGCCAAAAAGCCGGACATTCATCCCGGCAAAGCGGCAGGACAACAAGTTCCTGGGTGAAGACTACGACGCACAGCTTGACCAGATGCCGGAACCGTTGCGCACGGCGCTCAAGACCGGCGACTTCATGGCTGCTCGGCAGGACCACGAATGGCAGGTGATCCCGTCTGAATGGGTGGAGCTTGCCTTCCAGCGCTACGAGGCTGGCGTTGATGCAGGCAAGCCCATGGACGTGATAGCGGTCGACGTGGCGCAAGGGGGCAAGGACAAGACGTGCCTTGTCCCGCTGCAGGGTGTGCGCTTTGAAGAGGTGATCAGCCGCAAGGGTGTCGATACCAAGGACGGCGCGGACGTTGGGTCTCTGGTGATCAAGGAACGGCGCGACAATGCGCTGATCGTGGTCGACTGCACGGGCGGTTGGGGCGGCGACACAGTGGGCTTCTTGAGCCGTGAAAACGATATCCGGGTTGAGAAATGCGTTTTCTCTTCCCACTCCGGGGCCTCGGCAAAGGAAAGCAAGATCCCGTTCTACAATCTCAGGGCGGAAATGTATTGGCGCTTCCGTGAGGCGCTGCACCCCAAGTCTGGCCTCGGGCTCGCCATCAAGCGATCGGCAACCGTCAAGGCGCAATTGACCGCGCACAGATGGAAGCTGCAGGGCGGCAAGATCCTGATTGAAAGCAAAGAGGACATAAAGGCGCGTACCGGCTCTTCACCAGATGAAGCGGACGGTCACGTCATGGCTCTGCAATGGAAAGACAAGGCGGCATTCAAACGGGTCATGAGGGACCAAAGGGCAACGCAGGCACTGCCTGCCGTCGACCCGCTGGACGATTGGTAATCAAGGATCTGAACGTCCGTGATGCGTCCTACATCGCGGCAAACATGCGCCCCCAGGACTTTTCGGAAATCGGGTGTCTTTGGAAGCAATACGACAACCGGGCCCTCGGCATTGTCTGTGTCGATAATGCGGTTGCCGGAATGGCGTGGTCGGTGTGGTGTGATGGGCAACCGGTGGCGGCCTACGGGTTTTCCCACGCTGCGGCCTTTGACCCGGATCACTGGCAGGCGTGGGCCTTTGGAACAACCAAGTTCAAGCGCTGCGTTCCGATCATCACGCGGCATATCGAAAGCATCAAAGACATAATCGAGGCTGAGTGTCGCCGTCTGCAGGTGATCACCAGCCTTGATCATGACGTTTCGCACCGATGGCTTGAGGGCCTTGGTGCCGAGTTTGAGGGCGTCTTGCGCTCTTACGGTCGCAATGGCGAGGACTTCGCCGTCTATTCATGGGTGAGGAAATGATTTGGGGCGCGTTGGGTTGCTTTCTGCTTGGGTTCTTCTTCGGCCTTGAACTGATGCGCTATGGCGTCCTGCTTTGCGCGAGAGGCTATGGAAATGGCGAACAAATGGGCCCAGGTATCGAGCGCTTGGCCGCCTTGTTTCGTGGCGAAGACGTTGAATAGGAAAATTTGAAATGCTTAACGTCCATCTTCCCGGCGTCTACATCTACGGCGCTCTGACAGTCGTCATGCTGTTTCTTGCAAACCTGCTTTCCCTGAACACAGGCGGGGCGCTGGCGGCGATTGTCTGCTCTGGCGCTGCCTACTTCGCAAGTGTGGGTGGTTGCCTCTCCATGGATCGCCTTTGCAACATTCTGTGGTGCGTCTCGGTGTTCGCCGGGGTGCTGTCTCTTGCCGCTCTCATTGTGTGAGGTCTGATCATGTGCATGCCAAGCAAACCGAAAGCGCAGCCGGTGAAGGAAGTCCCTCCGCCTCCGCGTGATCCTGAGCCGCAACGTCAGGCGCAAAATCTGGCGGAAAATGAACGTCGCCGCCGTGCTGCAGCCTATGGGCGCCGTGCAACCACGCTGACCGCTCCTTTGGGCGTCAATAACTTTGGCTCCAAGTCACAGGGCGTGACACTTCTCGGACAAGCAGGCTGATCAATGGGTGTCGTAGACGATCTGAAAACGGAGTTCTCGGCGGCTCAATCTCTCCGGCAGGGCTACGAAAGCGACTGGCGGGATTATGTCGCCTTCACCGCTCCCGACATGGAGAAGGGCTTTGAGGGCACACTTGGAAAGGCTCACTCCGGTGTCATGGCCCTGCAAAGCTCTGCAGCACGTCAGCGTTCCCGCCATATCCATGACGGCACTGCGGTTTGGCTTCTCGATCGTCTCACGTCCGGCGTTGAAAGTCTGACCACCCCGAAGGGCTTTCCTTGGCACGGCATTACCTCAGATGATCCGTTTGCCCCCGATCCGACACAGGAAGAAGAGGAATATTTTGACACTCTGCGGGACCATCTGTTCCGTATCAGGTATTCCGACAAGTCCGGGTTTGCGCTTTCCAACCGGTCAAAGCTGAAATCGACGGTCAAGCTTGGCACGGGCGTGATGTACCTGGCAGAGAACGACACGTCCTTTGCCGATATCAAGACGCCAATCTTCTATCGCTATATCCCGCTTCATGAGGTCTATCTGATCGTAGACGCACAGGGGAATGATTGCGGGTTCTTCCGTGAACGCACCCTGCAGGCGTGGCAGATCGTCAAGGAGTACGGGGAGAAGAAGGTATCTTCCAAGGTTCGCGAAGATGCGGGCGACCCCAAGCGCAAGACGCGCACCCACACGATCGTTCAGGCCTGCATGCTTCGAGAAGGCGGATATGCCGGGGCAGTCGACGCCAAGAAGTCGCTCTATGAGGCGATCCACTTCGAGACAGAGACAAAGCACATCTGCAAGCAGGGTGGTTTCTTCGACTATCCCCTGAGCATAAGCCGATGGGACAGGGATGGTCTTTCGCCCTATGGCTCTCCACCACAAGCCAAGCTGATGGGCGATATCAAGTCGCTTCAAAAGCTGGCCAAGGACGGACTGACCGCCTCCGGTATCGCTGTGCGTCCGGCACTGGCCGTGTATAGTGTTGAACGGCCCATTGATTTCAATCCGGGTCGAGTAAATCCGGGGATGATTGATGAACAGGGGCGGCGGCTCTATGCGCCAATGCACGACGCGGTAAACCCTGGCGCAAGTTCGCAGATGATCGAGGCCATTCGCGAGCAACTGCGGATCGGTCTCTATGGTGATTTGTGGCAAACACTGCTGGAAGGCAACGGCCGGACGGCAACGGAAGCCAATATTCGCCGTCAGGAAATGGCTGACATGATCGGGCCGTTCACCACCAACATTCAGGCCGGGCATGGTCCGATGTTTGACCGTGAAATCGGCATTCTCGGTAAGCGCGGGGCATTTGAGGAAGGATCTCCACTGGCCCCGCCACAAAGCCTTTCCGGGGAAATCACGGTTGCCTCTACCGCTCCGATCGACCAGATGCGCGAGGCCGGGAACTTCGAGGCGCTTATGGGCTTCGAACAATACCTTGGCGCAAAGGCGCAAACCGATCCGACCGTTCTGGATTGGGTCGATGGCGACGAAAGCGCGGATATGGCTCGCCGCTCGCTCGGGCTTCCGGCAAAACTCCTGCGCAAGCCGGAAGAGGTCGAGAAGCTTCGCGCACAGCGGGCCGAACAGCAGCAGCAACAAGAGCAAATGGCTATGGGTGAAAGCATGGCCCGAATGGCAAAGGACGGCGCTCCTATGGCCCAACTCCTAGCAGAACAGGCAGGCGGTGATGTGGCAGGGGGTTAAGCGTCTCATTCGAGGGCGACACAATCAGGCGAGGGAATTGGAGCGGTCTTACAGGGCCGTTTTTTTATGCCCGGAAGGTCAGGCCGTACTCGCTGATCTGGCCGCCGAAAGCGGCATGTACCTCGCGGCTCCCTATGAGCTGAACGAGAGGCAAAGCGGGTATGTCGACGGGCGCAAGGCGCTGTTTGCCCGCATTCTCTCGATGCTGACCGTCACACCTGAAGAACATCTTGCGCTGCAGGAAGCTGCAAGGCGCGAAACACTCCAACTTAAAGAGGATGAAGACCAATGAACCTGGGCGGAAACGGAGAACAGGGCGGCAACGGCGCACAGGACGGGCAGGGAACGCCAAACGGCAACGGCGGCAATGGTGACGCCTTCCTGTCCACCTTGAGCGAAAACAACCGCTCCTTTGCACAGGAGCAGGGGTTTCAAAATCCTGACGCCGTGTTCGATGGCTATCGGTCGCTGCAAGAGCAACTGAACGGCGCGGTCAAGCTGCCGGGTGCCGATGCAACGCCGGATCAGCACAGTGAATTCTACAAGCAGGTTTCCGGCAACTGGACACCGCAGGATGGCTACCAGTTCAAGATGCCGGACGGCCTGCCTGAGAACTTTGCCTATGACCAGGAGTTTGCCACAGAGGCAGGCGGCTGGTTCAAGGAAGCCGGTCTACACCCGATTGCGGCACAAGCGCTGCATGACAAGTGGGTCGGCAAGATGGCGGAACTGCAGGGGCAATCTCTGGAAGCCGCCGAACAAGCAGCTCAACAGCAGGCGGAAGCGGTCGAAAGTGCGCACCGGGAGCTTGTGAAGGAGTATGGCGACCCGAACAGCGACGGTTACAAGAACCTTGTCGCCAAAGCTGACCGGGCAAACAAGGCGCTGAACGACAAGGGGCTCGACCTGTCGGCATGGTTTGCTGAAAAAGGCATTCTGACCGATCCGGACGACCAAGGCGCGCAGCAAGTAGCGGACCCGATTGCGGTGAAGCTGCTGGCCTTCATTCACGACAACGCCTTTTCCGAAGACAGCCTAAACGGGCTAGCCGGGGCAGGCGGTGGGAACCCCTTCGACAAAACGAACCCTGATCTTGCCAAGCAGAACGAGCTTATTCGGACCAACCCGGACAAAGCAAAGCGTCTGATTGAGCAAGCAGGCCGTGACCCGAAAACCTTCTATCTTTCCTAAGAGGCTGAACAATGGCTGATACCCGCATTGCGGATCTGATCGACCCGCGCACGTTTACCCCTTACATCGCGGAAAACCGTCATGAAAAGCTTGCGATGCTGTATGAAAGCGGCATCCTCGCCGCTCCCACGGAGGAAATCTCTTCCCGCTTCAATGCCGGTGGTCGCAAGATCGAGGTGCCGTTTTGGGAAGATCTGGACCGCACCGAACCGATTGGCCCGGATGACTCTGACACCGACATCGAGGCGAGCAAGGTCACTGCTGATGACATGACCGCCTACAAGAGCAAGATGGGCAAATACTGGAAGTCCAAGTCCGTTGCCGGGTGGGTGGCAAATGGCAAGGGCAGTTCCCCGATGGAACGGATCGCTGAGCGGGCCGGTGCCTATTGGTCCTTCAACAAGGAACAACGCATCATCAAGACCGCCCAGGGCGTGATTGCGGACAGTGTGGCGAACCATGGTGGCGATATGCTCTATGCCGGGGCCTATGCTGATATTGCCGCACCCACAGCGGCTAACCGGATTTCCCCGCAGGTCGTCAACCGGTCACGTCTTACCGCAGAGGACGCGCTTGAAGACATGACCGCGATCGGGATGCACACCCACGTCTACGCCACACTGATGGACGCGGAAAAGATCGAATGGATCAAGCCGTCTGATGCGCCGTTTCGCGTGCCGACCTACATAGGCATGCAAGTGATCTGGTCGAAGTACTTCCCGGTTGCTGCCGGGACAAATTCGCCCAAGTACACCTGCTTCCTCTTCGGGCGCGGCGCGTTCATGCACATTGACGAAGTGCCCACGGCACCGACGCAATACGGCAACGAAGGGACGGAAATTGTCCGTGACGCGATTACCGGTCGCGGCGGCGGTGCGGATGGTCTCATGACCCGCCGTTTCGAGCTGCTTCATCCCAACGGTATGTCATGGACGCGGGCCTCAATGGCAAACGCCAACTATGCCTCCTGGGCGGAGCTGCAGGACGGCGCGAGCTGGACCCGGAAGTATGACCGCGAGAACATCAAGCTTGCGGCGTTTGATGTGAACGTCTGATCCCGGTCGGGGTTGGAATGAATTGAAGAAGGCGGGGGAAACCTCGCCTTTTTTGTTTCCCAATCGGAGTGCTTCAGAATGAACCCGAAAGAGCTACACGCGGCGCATATGAAGCGCTTGCACGATACAGCCAAGAAAGACCTTGGCAGGTTCCAGCGCGAGAAGACGGCGGCTGAGAAGGAGCGGGAAGCCGTTTCCGATGCCCACTCGAAAGCCTGGAACAAGTCCTTCAATGAAAAGCTCAAGGCTGCTGCAAAGCAGACAGAGCCCGAGCGTCCAGATCTTCCGCCGAATTGGCGCGATGAACACTGGAAGACGCTGCAGAAATGGGCTGACGATTTCGCAGGTGTTGAAGCCTCGAACAAGGTCGAAGCCATTGCTGCCCTTGAAGAGTGGGAAACCGCTCAACTGCGCGAAATGATCTGAGGTGAACCATGGCGGGCACGGTCAATACAGAAGTCGATATGGCGAATGAGGCGCTGGCCCATCTGAAAGAGCCAGCAATCAGCGCCTTTGACAAGTCAAGCACTGCTGCCCGCTGGTTCTCTCAGCACTATCACAAGCGCCGGGACATGATGCTTGCAAAGCATGAATGGGACTTTGCGCTTGATCTGGTCCGACTTGGTGAGGACGGTGCAAAGCCTGCCTTTCGATGGGCGCGGCAATTCAGGCTTCCTCATGACTGCTTGCGGGTTCCCCTGCAGACAGAGGGCGGGCGCCGGGATGGGGCTCCGATCCCGCTTGAAGTGATGGGCGGCAAGATCCTGACTGACGCGCCTGCTCCGTTTCATTTGCGCTATGTGCGCCGGATCGATCGGGAAAGCGAGTTCTCGCCGCTCTTTGTCGAGGCTTTTAGCTACTACCTTGCGGCTGGTGCGGCTCATGTGATCGCGGGCAAGAACAGTCTGGTTCAAACCATGACACAGGAAGCCGAACGGGTCTTGAGCGAGGCACGGGCAACTGACGCCATGCAAAGCACCCCGCAACTTGAAATCATGCCGGAAGTGATCGCCGTCCGATGACCTATGTCAGACAAGCCACATTCAGCCGCGGGGAACTTGACCCCGAATTGCTGCACAGGTCGGACCTGGAATTGTTTCTGTCCGGCCTTGCCGAGTGCGAAAACTTCATCACCCTGAAACGTGGTGGCCTTCGTCGTCGTGGCGGAACCCGGTTTCATGGCGAGGTGAAGACCAGCGCAACGGGTGCGTGGCTGATCCCGTTCGAGTTCGGCAACGGCCAAAACTATATGCTTGAATTCGGGGAAGGTTATTTCCGTATTCATACCCGATTTGGCCGGGTTGGTTCTGTGGAAGTCGCAACGCCGTATCCATTGGCGGTTCTTCCGTTCCTGAAATTCGTGCAGTCGACGGATACGCTTTTCATCACTGGCGGCGGTGTTCGTCAGCATGCACTCAAGCGTTTGGCCGAAGATCAATGGACCATAGAACCCTTGAAGTTCAAGGATGGGCCTTTTCTTCCGGTCAATATCAGCCAGACAAGCTTGCAGGCTCACGGAACAGGAAACCCGGTCCCGCCAATGTCCAGCAACACCGCGCCGTCTGGTGTGGTTCGGTCTTCAAATGGTGCCGCCGATGCCTATGCAGCGTTCAACCGCGCTCCCGGGCGGGTGGTCATCAGCTCAACCGGCGACGGGTGGATCTCCTATGAGTTTCCGGGAGCTGTCACGGTCGATGCCTATATGCTGCAGGCGCCGAACGACAACAGCACGAACGACGATATGCCGGCGCAATGGGCGTTTGAGGGCTCCAATGACAACGTCAATTGGACAATCCTCGATACACAGGACGCACAATACACCTGGAATTCCTCGGAATGGCGGCGGTTCTCGTTTCCGAATGAGACAGCCTTCCGGTTCTATCGCTTCCGGTTCACCGAAGGCGGCGGGCGGAACTCGGACAACACTGCAATCGGGCAAATTGTCCTTCACCAACTGGCAAGTCAGCAGGCACCGGTTGCCCTTACCGCGACCAGCACAGCGGGCATCAATGGCGGCGCGGGGTTTGTTGCTTCCGATGTTGGCCGTCATGTGCGGATCAAGGGAAGTGATGGCGATTGGCGTTGGTTGGAAATTGTCGGGTTTGTCCATGGGGCTCATGTAACGGTGCAAGTCCACGGGCAAAGCCTTCTGGACACCTACCCAACAAGCATTTGGCGGCTTGGTGCATGGTCAGCAACAACCGGCTATCCCTCCGCCGTGGGGTGGCACAAGAACAGATTGGCCTTTGCCGGTACACAGGAAGAGCCACAAACCGTTTGGGAAAGTCAGGCCGATGATTACACCCGGCTTGGAGTTTCCTCGCCGCTGGTGGCATCCGATGCAATTACGGTTGGTATCTTGTCCGGTCAGGTCAACCAAGTGCAATGGCTGGCAGATGACAACGATCTGCTTGTAGGAACGTCGAAGGCCGTTCGCTCCGTTGGGAAGGCAATCGAAAGCGACCCCTACGGGCCGGATAATGTCGACCAGAAGCCAGACACAAACTTTGGCTCCAACCATATCCAGCCAATCAAGATTGGTTCCGTGATGCTCTACTTCGGGCAATACGGGACGGATCTGCGGGAACTGGTCTACAGCTACGAGGCAAACGGACGGTTGAGCCAGTCCATAAGCGAAGTGCAATCGCATCTGTTTTCACCGGGCATCCTGGGAGCCTGCTACCAGCAATATCCAGATAGCATCGTGTGGCCGTGGGATACGAACGGGCAGGCGATCGGCTTCACCTATGAGCGGGAACAGCAGGTGTTCGGCATGCACCGCCATGATTTCGGCGGCGTGGTTGAATGCATGCAGACCATCCCGGGCGAAGGCTTCGATGAAGTCTGGATGATTGTGAAGCGCTCAATCAACGGTCAGGTGAAGCGTTATATCGAAATCATGCAAAGGCCGTTCCTCAGAGAGGACATTGCGGACGCTTGGCACTTGGATAGCGCTCTACGCTATGAGGGCGTTCCTGTGACCACTGTGACCGGTCTTGGGCACCTTGAGGGGAAAGAGGTGGTCCTGTTCGCGGATGGCTCGGACTATCGGGCTACCGTTACAGGCGGCGCGGTCTCGCTACCTGACGAACGCAAGGCTTCGAAGATCCTGGTCGGCCTTGATGTTGTCGCCCGAGCAAAAACGCTGCCGCCTCCGACCAATGCCCAGGACGGGGCGTCCATGGGCCGGAAGATGAAGGTCGACAACGTGAAGGTTGCGGTGTTCGAAGCCGGTGTTTTGGATATTGGCGTTGACGGCGGTCACATTGACAGCCGCATCCACTACCGGACGGGCGACCCTTACGACAATCCGGCTCCGCTCCGTTCTGAGGTGATCGACGCCAACATTGAAATGTCTTGGGATAGCGGGGGCCAGATCGTCCTTGAAGCGACGGGCGGAAAGCCCTGCACGATCCTTGCCTTGAATTACAACCTGTCACAGGAGCCTTGAGCAATGTGCCATCCAGCGGTAATTGCCGGAGTGACGGCTGTCGCCTCGCTCGCGGGCGGGTTCATTCAGGGTCAAGGGGCTCAAGATGCGGCGAATGCGGAAGCTGCAGCCGAAGAACGGCGGGCCGCCATGGCTGAGCGTCAACAGGCGATCAATCAAACACAGGCATCTTTTGAACGTCGCCGGACGCTCGACCAGTATCAGAAGGTCATCGGAAACAACGTGGCCGCTGGCTCTGAGCGCGGCTTGTCCGATACCGGGTCGCTGGTTGACGTGATGGACGATAACGCCTTTGAGGTTTCACAAGACCTTGAGGCGATCCGCTTCCGGGCCGAAGGCGAGCAAGACAACCTGGCGTTCGAGGCAAGCGAGGCACGGCAACGGGCCGTCTCCAAGCGCAAGGCAGGCAAGACCGCGAAATTCGGGGCGATCCTCGGCGGGGTGACAGGGGCGGTAACAACCCTTGGTCAATCCTTCTACCGTCGCCCTTTGAGAACGTAACCAGCATTCGAGGCAATCCATGGCAAACTTGGCCCGCTACTCAGGTACGCGGAACCTTCCGGGCGTTCGTCAGGCACAAGTCATTGCCGACACGTCCCAAGGTGAGGCGATGGCTTCCCTTGGTGCTCAGGTGCAACGGTCGGCGGGGGCGCTAGGTCAGGTTGCAGCACTGGCGCAACAGCGACAGAACGAGATTGACGACTTCGAGCGCAAAAGAGGCCTGCTTGATTTCACGTCGAACGTGTCTCAACGCGAGTTCGAGGCAAGCAATAACCTTGCTCCGGGCGCTTCCGGTTACACGGAAAACATGCTTGCGCAATTCGACAAGGACGCGAGCGACTTCGTATCGAAACTGCCAGAAAGCCAAAGGGCACAAGCCGAACTTGATGTGAAGGGATTGCGGGGCCAGTTCTTCGGACGGTTCTCGCAAACCGAATACAACGAGCGCCAGCGGTATTTTCAGCAGGGCATTGCCGAAGGGCAGGACACACTTGCAAAGACGATCCGCAGCAACCCGAACGCCTATGAAGAGGCAAGGGAGCATGGCCGTGCCCTAATCTCGGAAAGTGGCCTGTCGAAGATCCAGAAGGAAGCCGCGCTAAAGCAGTGGGACCGCATGGCGTCCCTTGCGTGGGTGGACACCCTTCCGGCAACTGAGCGGCAACAGCTCTTTGCCGGTTCCAATGTTGATGCGGCTTCCCTGATCCGGTCAAAGGAAGGGTTTAGGAACAACGCCTATTGGGACGTGAACCACTACCGGACGGGCTACGGTTCCGACACGGTGACAAAGGCAGACGGTACAATCGTCAAGGTCACCAAGGATACCGTTGTCACCCGAGAAGATGCCGAACGCGATTTGAACCGCCGCATTGGTGAGTTTCAGGCCGTTGCCGTGAAGCAGATAGGAGCGAATGCATGGCAGGCTTTGCCGCCTCGGGCGCAAGCCGCATTGACCTCGATCACCTACAACTACGGGGAACTCCCGACGCGGCTTCATGCGGCTGTCAAATCGGGGGACATGGAAGCCCTCGCAATCGCGATTGAAGGTCTGAAAGGGGATAACAGCGGGGTCAACAGTAATCGGCGGCAGGAGGAAGCGGACATTGTGCGGGGCGCTCGTCGCATTCCGAACGCTCCCCCGGAAGTGCAGGCCCGTATTGATGCGCTCTCCTACGATGATCAGGTGAAACTCTCCGATCAGGCGCAACGGGACATGATCACGATAGCATCGGATCGGAAGGACGCCTTTGCGCTCGATATCGCCAATGATCCTTTGACCGTCGATCGTCAACAGATCCTCACTGATCCGATGTTGGACAACGGGCAAAAGGCCACGCTCATCAACTCATTGGATAGCGCTCTCAAGGAAACGGAGAAGCTTCGATCTGCTGTTACCTGGGCGCAGACGGAAGGTAAGAGCAACCCGCTTGACCCGGATGCAAGGAAGGACGCGCAACGGGTCTGGAATTCGCTGGTGGAAGGTCATGAAAACCCGGATCAGCTTGCAGTCGACATTGTGGAGCGCAAAGGCGTAGTGCCGAAGCCCTATGTCGACATGATCCGCAATAACCTGCGTAGCTCGAACCCGGCCACTGCTGGCGCCGCCTTTGCAAGCGCAATGAGGCTCTATGAGATTGACCCATTGGCGGTACGTGGTGCCGAGAACGGGCAGGCCTTGGAAGATGCCGCGTTGAAGTGGCGGGTCTACCGGGAAAGCCTCGGCTTATCCGAGGAAGACGCGGGCGCGCGTTTGGCTGCACAAAACAGCCCGGAATATGCAGCGGCGAGGAAACAAGCTCAAAGTGATCCAGAGCTAGGCAAGGCGATCAAGGGGGCAACTGCGGAATTTATCGAAAGCGAATTGAGTGGTTGGTTTTCCGGTGTCGCGCTTGGCGGCGAGCCAATCCAAACAAGCCGCGGTGTAGCTGAATACCGGGAAATTTTGGAGGAAGCTTGGATTGAGACAGGAGGCGACAAAGGCGCAGCTACCGCGCTTGCAAATGAGCGGTTCCTAAAGACATGGGGCACTTCCGAGTTCAACCGCTTCGGCGCCGATGTTTTGGTGAAATACCCGCTTGAACAGGTCGTGCCTGCCGTTGGCGGCTCACATGAGTACGTTCATGAGCAAATACAGGAAGACTTCGCGGCTGAAGGTATCGAATTTGATGACTATCATTTGTCTGCATTGATAGGCCCAAGTGGTGAAAACCTGACACTTGAGGATATTCGAGCAGGTAGACCGGTGCGCTATTCTCTGTCCTATACCAAGGACGGGCGGAGCGAGGTTGCACAATTCCCGTTCTATGCTGACCCCGAGGCAGCTAACGCCAAACGATTGCAGGCCTTGCAAGAAGAGCACGCGCTTTCATCCAAGGCACAGGAAAAAGAAAACACCTTGGCAGAAAGCAGGCGGAACTATCGTGACGCCCTTACCGCGCTGTCTGTCCAGAACACACCGGAAAATCAGAAGAGACTTGAAGACGCCAAGGCGAAGATTGCGCCTGCGGAGGCCCAAGCGGCGGAGGCAAAGAAGGCGGTTGACGCCGTTAAGCGCCCCAAAAATGCAACGCCGGTTACTGGTCGCCCGAGCAAGACACAAACGGTGTACGAACAGAACGAAAAGGCGGTCAGCGAATTCGAGGCTCTGGAAATGGCGCAAGCTGCACTGGAGCGCGGCGACAACAAAGAAGCATTGCGTGCGGTTCGCGGCTTCCCGTCTCTCTATCGGGACATTGAGGCCTACATAAGGGGGCAGAAGTAATGCCGTTTGACCGATCAGAAAAAGTTGATCCGGGGCCGCTTGCCCGCGATATGTGGGACCTCAGTCCGCCGTCCGACGCAAAGCCAGAAAAAGGCTTCTTTGACGCGCTCGGCCCTTCCTTCCGAACCAATAACGAGGTGGGCGCCGCTCTGGTGTCAGAAACGTTGTGGGCGGGCCGCGACGTTCTCACAACGGTTGACCCGGATTATCAGCCGGATTGGAAAGACATTGAAAGAACCTATCCGGGGTTTGAAGGTCGCTTCTTGGAAGTGTTCAACTCAGAGCATGAAAAGGTAGTTCGCGCTGATCTGGACCGCGAACTAGAAGATCAGGCGGTGATAGAGGCTGCAGGTTGGGGTGGGACGTTTTCTGATGTTCTAGCAGGAACCGTCAGCCCTACTACCTTTCTCCCGGGCGGCGCATTCGTGAAGGCTGGCCGTATTGGATACAGCGCCGCAAAGACGGCTGTTTCTGTTGGCTTGTCTGCTGGCGCTGGCGCTGCGGTTCAAGAAGCGGGGCTGCTGGTAGCCAAACAATCGCAAGACCCGGTGGAAAGCGGCATGGTCATTGGTGGGTCGGTGATCGTCGGCGCCATCCTCGGGGCTGCAGGTGCGCAGGTGTTTTCTGCCAGCCAGTTTCGAAAATTCAGCCGTGCGTTGGAAGAGGATCTTGTAGATGCAACGCCGCACCCTTCGGAAATCAGCCAGGAGATTGTAAGGCGGATGCAATCGGCCGGCGCTTCCGCCGTCGATGAAATCAACCTTGATGATCTGGAAATAGGCGGCCCTCGTGCCGTCAAGGCGATTGCCAATGCTACGGCGGCTGTGAAGCTTAATCCGGGCCTTGAGCTGCTGACTTCCAAGTCCATGAAATCCCGGCAAGTGTTCCTTCGTCTGGCTGAAAACCATGTTGGCACGGCGGCTGAATTGGAAGGGCGGTCCCTTGGCGCTGCGGTTGAAACCAACATGAAGCAGTGGACCCGAGGCGCATTGTCGAGATACCTGGCAACGCAGAAGCTCGCGTTCAAGGAAGCGAAGAAAGCCGGTTTTTCAGGGCGGCAAACCCAATTCAATGAGTTGGTGGCTAAGGCCGCCCGTCGAGGTGACGTTGACCCGAACGGCGATCCGTTTGTGGAGAAGGTCGCAAAGGCTTGGCGTGATGAAATCGCAAACCCGCTCAAGGATGAAGGGGTGGCGGTGCAATTGCTGCCGGAAGGTGTGAAGGTCACAACGGCTCCTTCCTATCTCTACCGGATCTATAACCACAAGAAGATCCTCGCTGGTGAGGGGAAGTTCCGCGATATCTTGCGCCGGCACATCAAGGGCGAGGTTGAAAAGGCGGTAGGCCGTCAGGAGGAAATCGAGATTGCCCGCAAGATCAACCGGGCAACCGATCTTGACGAACAGCTTTCCCGCTCACGTGACCGGTTGACCTCGATCGAAAACCGGCTTGGCAAAAGGCAGGAAGCACGTGGCCGCAAGCTTGGTGATATCCGGCGCCGGGAAGGGGAGCGTTTCGACCTGCTCAAGGGGCGCGTCCCCAAAGAGGTGATTGCCGCTGCAAAGGAAGCGCGTGACGATGATGTAATGGTGCGGGCGGTAGCAGAGAGCCACAAGGCCCCGCCGAAGCTCTCCAAGCGCCCTGTGATCAATCTCTTGAAGGACAAGGGGGGCGTCAGGATTGGTTCCCACCTTGATCAGGAATTGCGGGCAATCGGGGTGACGCCGCAAACTGCTCCGGGCCTGTTCAAGAATGGCAAGGGTCTGTCTGACGCTGACAACCTCGTCGCCCGTGAAGAGCCGCTTCTGTCTGGAATGCGGGTTGATCAGAACGGCTATGCAGATCGGGATGACATTCTGTCGGCAATTGCTGACGAAATGGCCGGTTCCCCGATCCGCCTTGACGACGAATTGGCTATCGAAAGCGCTCGGGATGCGTTGGAACGCAACGTCTCCGAATGGCTCGACAAGATCGGTCTGCCACCGAATGCAACGGCGAAGGAAGTGCGCGACCATCTGGAAAAGGCTTTGCGCAATGAAGGCAAGCTTTCCGATCTTGACCAGTCTGTCGGCAAGATGTGGGGCGACCTGGACGAGTTCGACAAGCTGTCCGATGAAATCAGCAACGAGCGCCTCATTGCGGATGCGGAGGTCAGGAAGTTCACCGATGAACTGACGGAGTTGGAAAACTCGATCAACGAGGTGCGCCAGTTCGCCAACAATTCGGACCGGGTGAAGATCCTTGTCGACTATGCCGACACCAGAAAAGCCTACGCCAAGGGGCGCTATGAGCAATCCAAACTCGCAAACCGCATTGACGCTATCGAACGACTGGAAGCCGAAGGCCGGTTGACGCCAGAACTTGATGCAGAACTGCGCGCCCTTCGTGCCGACAAGGCAAAGGTAGACGAGCGGGTTATCAAGGCGGGGCATAAGGCCGACAAGTTGAAGCCGATGTTGCCCAAGGATCGGGCGGAAGAACTCGACTTCTCCGACGATCTGGACCTTGAAAGCTATGTCGAGGAAGCCGTTGAAGCGACGTTCAACAAGATCATGGGCAAGACGGTGGATGACACTCCGTCTTGGATGGTTCCCGCAACACAGGGTCCGCTCAAGGGTAGGACGCTCAACATTCCTGACGAAATGATCGAGGAATTCCTTGAAAACGACATGGAGATGATTGCGCGGCGCTATACCCGGCAAATGGCTGCAGAGGTTGAGCTGACCCGGCGTTTTGGCCGTGCGGACATGAAAGACCAGATTGCTGAAATCCGGGCGGATTATCAGGAGCTGAGGAAAGCGGCAAAGACGGATGCTGAACGGGCAAAACTGAACGATCAGGAAAAGCGTGATGTGCGGTTGGTTGAAGCCTTCCGCGACATGCTCCGGGGCACATACCGGGCCTCTGACGAAAGTTCGGGCTGGTCTGCATTCACGCGAATGGCGTTGGCCTGGAACTATATCCGCCTGCTTGGTGGCGTCACACTGTCGAGCCTGCCTGACATGGCGAACGTGATGACCAAGAACGGCTTGACGGAGTTCATGCGGACCACGCTCCCGATGTTGAGCCGTGAGACACAGGCGCTCAAGATTGCGCGCAGGGATGCCCGAGAATGGGGCGCGGTCACTGAAACGATCCTGCAGTCACGTCTTGCCGAATTGGCTGATCTGCATGACCCCTATGCATCGGGAACGATGGCTGACCGGATCATGGGGAATGTCACTTCCGGCTTTTCAAAACTGACGTTTCTTGACCGCTGGAACGACATGAACAAGTCGATCGTAACGGTGATGACGGGCAACAAGGTGTCTCGTCTGCTCTTGTCGAATATCACCGAAGTGCCCGACAAGTGGGGCGTCATTGGCAAGCAGGTGTCTTTCGACCGGCTGAGCAAACACGAGAAAACCTACCTTGGAAAGCTCGGCATTGATGAAGCCATGGGAACCCGGATTGCCGACCAGATCCAGAAATACGGGTTGGAAGAAAACGGGATTACCGGTCTCAATCTGAGGGTATGGGACGACAAGGAAGCCCGCCGCGCCATGGCTGCGGCCCTGAACAAGGAAGTTGATGGCACGATCATAACGCCGGGAATTGCGGACAAGCCTTTGTGGGCGCGATCCAATACCGGCAAGCTGGTCATGCAGTTCAAATCATTCGGGCTTGCATCACATCAGCGGATCTTGCTGTCACGCCTGCAGGGACGGCAAAAGCATCTGGCCGAATTTCTGGTTCTTGGAAGCTCGCTCGGGATGATGGTTTCCTACCTGAAATACATCGAGCGGGGCGACTACGAAGGGGCGAAGCGTCTGACGGAAAACCCCGGCTTATGGATTGCGGACGGCTTCGACAGGACGGGCATTGCCTCTGTTTTGATGGACGTTTCCAACACAGCGGAAAAGCTTGGCTCTCCGCTTGGGTTCAAGTCCGCGGCGCAAGGCATCGCCGGTGATCCGGATAGGGGGGCTGATGTGTCGAGATACGCAACCCGAAACAGTGCTGGCGCTTTCCTCGGCCCGTCAATTGGAGTTCTGCGGGACTTGGCAACGATCGCCTCACAGGCGGCCAATGGTGGGCTCGACAAGCAAGGGGCCCGTGCGCTGATCCGGCAGGTGCCGGGGGCAACGCTTCCGATCGCAAGAAGCGTCATTCAAACCCAAATCAAACCAATGCTGGAAACGGCAACGGACTAAGAGGCTTCAATGACAATTGATGCAATGAAGGAAGGCCGCGCCCAGGTCTTGGGCGACGGCGTGACCAGTCGTGTCGATCTGGATTTCCAGTTCGTTGATGAAAAGAACCTGTCGGTCATCCACACGGATGCAAATGGCGTCAACATAGAATGGGCTTACCAGCAGGCTCCGGGTAACTGGACCTATACGGGCGGCGACTTCAAGGCCGGGTCGGTCCACTTCGACGCCTCTGCTCTGAAACCGGGTGAGCGCCTGACGGTGGTTTTGGTCAGTGACTACGATCAGCATTACAAGCTGACCGGTGGCGAAATTGACCCGAAGGTCATTGAGAACGCGCTTGATGACACGGCGGTCAGCATGCAGGCCCTTGCCGCTCGGGTAGGGCGCACGATCGTGTTTCCGGCAACGCTTCCCGGTCAACTCCCAAACTTCGAACTGCCAAGCCTGCAGGAAGGTCAAGGCCTCATTATGAAGGGCGGGCAGTTGGTCGGAGCGCCGCTTGATACATCCCAGTTTCCCGGCTGGTTACAGACTGCCGAGGAGAACGCTGAGCGATCAGAGGAGGCCGCAAATGCTGCCGCGCAGTCTGAGGCTGCCTTGTGGGCTGCAATCCACGCAATCCAGAACTCCAATCACTTTTACGACGATGGCCGGATCACTGATGAAGTGACCGAATTCGAAGATATGGGGAGGCTGTTTTAATGGCTGTTCAACGTAGGCGCCGAGCGGGGACCACCGCCGAACACGCTAACTTTGTGGGCGTGCCAACAGAAATGACGATCAACGACACTGAATGGACAATCCATGTCCATGACGGCCAAACACCGGGCGGCCATCCGTTGGCGAAACGGTCGGAGCTTGCTGAGCTGGCATCCAGTCAGTCGGTAGCAGAATTGAAACAGGGTATTTCAGGGCATGTGACGAACGTTTCGGAGGTGGTGCTTGATCTTGCCCCATTTCTGGAAAACGGGTGGGGTACTTTCGAGCTGGACATTGATTTGTTCGATCCCGACACGCAGACCGCGCAATTATTACTCTTTGTGAGCGCGGACGGCGGTATCTCTTGGGATACAAGCTACTCCAACACAGGTTGGTATCTTGATTCCGCCAATCAATTCTTGAAATACAATGCAGTCACCACTCAAGGCTATCTCATCGGCCCGACCCAAAGTCGCGGGCGCGGATTTGCACGACTTGTTGTAACCCCAACAGGATTTAATTGCACAACCAGATCGAGTGGCGTCAACGAAAATGGCGCGGTGTCCGAGTACGATTTCACAATCCAGAACGGTTCGGCCATCAACGCGATCCGCCTATTTGCCTCCGGTGGTGTCAATACTTCTGAACTCCGCTACTCCCTCCGCAAAATCGTGAGGCCGTGACCATGAACGCCTATCGTCTCTCAAGCGGTGAACACCGCATATCTCACCTTGAGCCGCATGAGCTGCCCGCAGAATATGCCGATTGGGTTTTGGTGCCTGAAGGACTGCCGGTTCCGAAACCTACCAGCGAAGAGGTGAATACCGAGCGCGACAGGCGAACGGCACTAGGTTTCAAGTTTAACGGCGCGGTCTTCGACTTTGATATCCGCGCCAAGACCAACATATCAGGAGCCTCTCAGATGGCGTTCATGGCTGTTATGGCCGGTGTGCAAGAAGGCAACTTGCGTTGGCATGGCGGCAATGAGGATTTCAGTTGGATTTCACAGGACAATACAGCCATCCCGATGGATGCGCAGACAGTCATCAAATTTGGGCAAAAGGCGGCTAATCACGAAACGGCTCACGTCCTTAAGGCTCGTGCCCTGAAGAATATGGACCCGATCCCGGAAGACTACGCCGAGGACAAGTGGTGGCCGAAGGACGAGTAATGTCTGGTTTCTCCAGCTTCGATTATTTCGAACATGTGCCGGGGACACGGAAAACCTACGTTCTGACGCAAACCTTGCGCTGGCACATCGGCTGCAAGGGCTCTGATTGGCTTCTGGCTGTCGAGGCCGGAACAGTTTTTGACATCTCCGTTCCTTGGACTTTGGAATGGCTGCAAAGCCCACATGACAGGCGTGTTCTACTGGCTGCGGCCATTCATGACGAACTGCTGAAACGCGGCCATGATGTCGCCTTTGCTTCTGCCGAGTTCAGGCGGGCGCTTCTGGCCCGTGGATGCTCGCCGCCAAGGGCATGGGCCTTGTTCACCGCTACACTGATTTGGACCGCCTTCGGGCGGTTTTTTCGTGCCTGATAAAAGGGGCTTTCTCAATGCATACGAGTAAATCCGGCGTGGCCTTCCTTGAAGGGCACGAGGGCTTTGTTGCGCGGGCTTATCTGGATCCGGCTGGCATTGTCACGATCGGAACCGGCTTCACCAATTCCAGCCGTGTTGCACGTGGTTACTTTGGCCGCAAGATCCGGCTCGGGGATACGATCACCCGCGACCAGAACCGGGAGATCCTTCGAGCCGCACTCAAGGAGGAATACGAACCACCTGTCAGGACTGCCGCGCCGAAAGGGGCAAAACAGCACGAGTTTGATGCGGCGGTTTCTGCTGTCTTCAACCTGGGGCCGAAGTTTGTAACGTGGAAAGCGTTCCGGCTCTGGCAGAAGGGCCAGAAGGACGCGGCCGCGCAGGTTTGGGCCGCCAACTACAACAAGGCAGGAGGTCGCAAGCTTGCCGGTCTGGTTCGTCGGCGCAAAGAGGAAGCCCATCTTTTCCTGACCGGCGAATATGCCGGCATAGGCGAGGGCGTTCAGCGTGACGTCACCAGCCAGCCGAGTAAGCCTGATCCGGTTGTGAAAGAGGCCCAGGAGGCGCTTACCCGGTTTGGGTTCGATCCGGGCAAGATTGACGGATGGATGGGACGGCGCACCAAGGCCGCTGTTCTGGCCTACCAAAAGACGCACCCACACCTGACCAATGACGGGATTATCGGGCCTGCCACACTGGCACAGCTCAGACGTGATGCCGTTGCTGCAAAGGAAACGCTCACACAGGGCGGGGGGCTTTCCGTGGTGTCTACCCTCGGCGCGTTCTTCTCCGGTCTTCCTTGGGGCTACTTTGCACTGGCTGCTGTGGTTCTGGCTCTGGTCTGGTTTGGATGGCGCTACCGTGATGTTTGGCAACGCCGGTTCAACACGCTGTTTGGCCGTGAGGTGTCGTGATGTGGGCGATTGTGAAGCTGTTCTTCTCGGGGCCGTTTGATCGGATCATGGGAAGCGTTGACCATGTAGTCAGCAATGATACCCAACGCGAGAAGATCCGGGCCGATGTGATCGAGCGCTATGCGGCAATCGCTGCAGAAGAACGGGCCGATGCGAGGCGGTATCGTGCCTTCTGGTGGGTCTGGTCGGTCATCGCCGGTTCGGCAGCTGTCTGGTTCGCCCTGATAACGCTCGACACAATCGGCAATTTCTCTTGGTCGGTGGCGGATTACCCGCCATCGGTGAAGCATTATGTCGACACCATCTTTGCATCTGTCTTCGGATCGGGCGGGGTGGTGGCTGCAGCTCAGGCAATCTCTAGCGCGATCAGGGGGCGTCGTTGAACATCGACACAGAAAAGTTTTTAGCGGGGCTGTTCAGCACCATGGTAGGCGGGGTGATCTGGCTTGTGCGCCGGGTCATCACCAACGAAAAACAGATTGCCCTTCTGGAACAGGCCTTGAAGGCGCGGGACGATGATTTGAAAGAGATAAAGCAGGATATCAAGAACCTGCTGGGACGTGGGCACAAAGACTGAGGGGCCACTTTTTTATCGTGGACCTGTTGTGAAACATGAATTGGAAATTTTGCCACCGGATTGGGGGGTAAGGTCACTTTGCAGGTCAAGCGACCGAAGTGTTTGGATCTGGCGCTGGATGCACACTGGGCGTTGGATATCGTGCCGGGCTGATCGTGGCAAACTGGATGGATAGATTTGTCGGACTTCGACCGTGAAAGAATTGGAGTTACGTGTTATCGGTCCGAAGTCGCTTTGCTCGCGCGCCAGTGCGAGCGTCCTTATCAATCAATTTCTGTTTATGCTGCTGTAAAGTCCTTTGCTTGGAGCGAATAATATTTTCTTCTAGTTCAACAACATATTGGTACCAGTCGCGCATGAACGCCTTGTGAGGGGATTCGATGAGTGCTTCGACGGCCTCGGCCATCAATTCGTGCCCGCGCATCCATGAACTCACTTGTACAACGTCCATCGCTGCTATCTGCTTAGTGCGTTCCGCTTGAACAGCATCGTTCTTTCGGTTCAGCGCAACAGTCCATTGGCCGTGAGCGAGTTTGTTCCTGAATAGACTTGGGTCGAGCACATGCAGATCTATTGCCTCGAACAGCTTCTTCTTAGTGTTTGGTTGGAAGCTACCTCTTTTTGCGTCGAGGTGACGCAATCCAAGATCAACGGCCTTCTTCCAAGCGGCAGCTATTCCATCGCCCTTTGCCCTCTGTATCTCTTCGATCTCGTCGATCTCAAAACCGTAAGGCGTATGAATTATCTTGGAGAAATTGGCTTCAGCCCACGAACAGAAAAGAAGCGCATACGTCTTAGTGAACGCCGAAACTCCTGCTTCGTCGTTTGAGCGAAGCGCATCGTTGACGCATCTGTGAACCTGCCGCAGTGCCGTCTTCAATGAGCGTGCATTCTGCACTTGAGCTTGGAAAATTTCTAACTTCGCTGCTTGGTCCATGGTCATCACGGGCTGTCGAGAACAGGGCAGCAGCTCTGCTCTCGACAGCCCGGAATCGAACCGGGACTTCTGATCAAAGATCAGCGCCTCTGCCATAATAAGGCTACTGCCGCATCTTTCGAATATTGCCAACCGATTGGGCTGTCAAGAACTAAAGTTCGGATACAACGGCTGGAGTTCAAACCAAGTAATCGAAAGCACGCTACAACTGCGGGTGCAACTATGTCCACGTCCCGTGAAACCATTTTCGTCGCTCTCTACGCGGGTTTTCGGTGATGCCAGCAGGTGGGCTCCTGATCATGGGCAGCAGCAAGCAAATTAAACCCAATGTAACGCAAACGCTCCGGCTTGAATCATGAATGTAGCCTTCCACGCAGCCTAGGTAGCTGGCAATTCTGCTTTCATTCGCCTCACCTGAGAGTGATCGTAATAAAAATCAGACGTTCCTGTGGTGAAGTGACGTGTTTTCTTAAGTTCTATCCAAAAGCTATGTGCATCCGATACTTCATCCAATACCACCAACATTTGGGGAAGGCTCAAAAACCAACAATGGAAGAAGGGCTGGGAAATCTTGGCTCCTCCAGGAAACAGAGAGACAACCTGATCACGTATCTTACGGATCTCAGCATTTATCTTATCGAAACGATCATTCATTTCTGGCTGCACAGGTGTGAACGTGGCCCCAAGCGTAGTTTCCATCATATGTTTGAGAAACATTCGATCTTGAAAACTGCCATAATCAAGGATAGCCACAGCGACCCGTTCGATCTTTCGATTATTAAGCTTTAGACTATAGCGGTGGCCACAATCATCGAGTTCTAATTCGCCAGCAATTCGTAAACGTTTCTCATGACTTCCGGCTTGCGCCTGCGCAAATAGCAGACTTTCGGCGAGATCGATTGCGAGATTCACATCGCTGCCAGCTCTAGCTTTTCGGGTTAGAGCTTTTTTCTTAATTTCGATGAAGACGATAACCTCATTCGTCTCAACAACTATGTCGCACTCTCCGTTTTCAGAACCCACATCGTAATTCCCGCAACTTACCGGCACGCCACGTCTGGTTAACTCTTCCTTCAAGAAAGCCTCGGCTTGTTTGCCGACGAGGGTGTCCAAATTCTTTTCGAATGCTCGGAACGCGATGAGTAAGGCTTCCGGGCATGCCGCGGCCGCGACAGATCGGTCGATAATCATATAGCACCCACCACCCATGGGGAGCAGGGGTTTGAAAAGGAAGTCCATGCCCTTCTGCTGCGTCTCCTGTGTAGGTGCATCAGTTGGGCGAAAGAAGTTCTGATTGGTTCCGCTATATGGATGGCATAAGACTTTTTTGAGTAAGTTAGCCACAATCTTCTTTGGTATATGTGGCAGTGCGCGGCAGACGCATTTTTCTGAGATGACAACCGGTCCGCGAACATCAGGAGTACATTTAAAAAGTGCGGCGACAACATCCAACGCTTGTCCGAGCGTCCAGCCGTCGGGCGTTGTCAGTTCAGGATCAATAAAGCCAAGCAGGCCTCGACAAAGTCTCTCAGCGTCCGATGGCCGAAGTTGGGGCATTCGGAACATAGTGTCATAGAGTGCTGTTTCCTGAATATGTTTCAAAAGCAGGTGGGGATCAAAATTGCCAAATACTGACGGGGCATAGGGTTGGACATCGACCACTGCAGCGTAGGTAGAGATTAAAAGAATTAGCTTTTGCCAATTGTGGTCGGTGTTTTGATAGGGCTTTTTTCCGGAAAAGTGCTTAACCGCGAGTTGTAGTAGATAACCCCAAGGGACTTGAGGACGACGTCCCCCCAACATCGAAATCGGCGGAACGAGGTGGTAACGTTGGAGAGAGGCATCGTAAACTGGTGTAATTGCCTCGAACAACCTTCGAGCCACATTCAGGCCACCCATTGTTGAAATGAGTTTTTCAATGTCTCCAATTAAACGCGTCTCGGAGGCTTCTTCGACACTGATCCAGCGAGGCTCAAGTCGAATGCTGTAACCTGCTTCTTTGAGTGATCTGGCAGCTTTTGCAACTTCGAACTGCCGTGCATAGGCACGGTTTGGGGTTGTCATGTATTGAGAAGTTAGCGCCATGTGATCCGTAGCAGCTTGCACGGCGGTTACCCAATCACCTTCAATATCGGACCGATCTTCATCGGTGGATACTACCGCGTCTCTTATACGAACCAAGACTTCCAAATGAGGGGCAAGCGGCTCATTTAATATAACGTGCTCGCGAATGAGGTCAGTGATCAAATCAAAGCAGAGAGTACTCACTTTAGTTTTTCCGCAGACAAAAGCAGCGTCGATACGGTGGTAAAGCGCGTCTGTTACGGAGCCTAATTGATAAGTCCCGCTTTCCTGCAGACCTACATATTTATAAAGATCTTTTGGGTTTGTGTTTTTGTCTATTGAGCTATTTGTAGAGGTGACAATTTGTCTAAATGACTGGAGATCCAT